ATATTGCTACATACAACATCCAAAACGTGGTCGTATTCAATTTAACTTATACCCATTTCAAGAACGAGTTTTAACTTTATTTCAAGAAAACCCATATTCAATTGTCTTAAAATCTAGACAGTTAGGTATATCAACATTAGCAGCAGGTTATTCATTATGGTTAATGTTGTTTCATCAAGATAAAAACGTACTTTGTATTGCAACCAAACAGGAAACTGCTAAAAACATGGTTACTAAAGTACGATTTATGTACGATAGTTTACCTTCGTGGTTAAGAGAAAAAGATAAACCCGTTGAAGACAGCAAGTTAACATTACGATTAAATAATGGCTCCCAAATTAAAGCAACTGCAGCATCAAGCGATGCAGGTCGATCAGAAGCCGTTACTTTACTAATAATTGACGAGGCTGCTTTTATTAACAATATTGGTGAGATATGGGCTTCAGCTCAACAAACCTTAGCTACGGGTGGTGGATGTATTGCATTGTCTACTCCTTATGGTACAGGTAACTGGTTCCATAAGACCTGGGTCTCAGCTGAAATGAGTGAAAACAGTTTCTTACCCATTAAATTACCTTGGCAAGTTCACCCTGAAAGAGATCAAGCTTGGAGAAATCAACAGGATGCTGATTTAGGTCCTAAAATGGCTGCTCAAGAATGTGACTGTGACTTTAGCACTTCAGGTGATACTGTGTTCTTAGCTGATGAAATTGAATTTTACGAAAAAACATATATTAGAGAACCACTTGAAAAACGTGGAGTAGACCAAAACCTATGGATTTGGGAACCAGCTGATTATTCAAGAAATTATTTAATCACAGCTGACGTTGCTAGAGGTGATGGAGCGGATTATTCTACATTTCATATTTGGGATGTTGAAACATTTACCCAAATAGGTGAATATAGAGGACAGATTGGTACAAAAGAATTTGGACATTTACTTGTAGGAATAGCAACCGAATACAATAATGCTTTATTAGCTCCTGAAAACTCTAGTGTAGGTTGGTCAACTATTCAAACTATCATTGATAGAGGGTATCATAATTTGTATTATTCACCTAAAGGAAATGCTTTAACAGTTGATACTTATTTTGACCCATATATGGACCACAGTAAAATGACCCCCGGCTTTACAATGTCTTCCGCTACACGTCCTATAGCAGTAGGTAAGTTTCAAGAAGCAGTTAGAGATAGAGGGATTGTTATCCAATCCATCCGACTTTTGGAAGAAATGAAAGTATTTATTTGGAGAAACGGACGACCAGAAGCTCAACCTGGCTATAACGATGATTTGATTATGGCTACTTCTATCGGATGTTTCTTAAGAGATACAGCATTTAAATTAAGACAAAACGGAATGGAGATGACTAAAAGTATGTTGAATGGTATTCATAATAATAAAACTTCATATTCTGGAGGTTATTCATCTCAACATGCAAGTAAATACAATAACAACCCTTTTAAAATAGATAACCCATACTCAAACGACCAAGAAGATATTTCTTGGTTAATATAATATAAACATGGCAGATACAGGATTATTTTCAAGACTAAAAAGACTCTTCTCAACTGATGTAATTATTAGAAATGATGGAGGTAATCAACTGAAAGTGATGGATGTTAATAAAATCCAAATTTCAGGTGAATATGAAACCAATGCGTTAATAGATAGATTTAATCGTATCTATACTAACTCACACACATCAATCTATGGATATCAAAGCAGCTTTAATTATCAAACTTTACGACCCACACTTTATTCCGAATATGATTCAATGGATACAGATGCTATCATTGCTTCTGCCCTAGATATTATAGCCGATGAAAGTACATTACGTAATGATATGGGTGAAGTACTCCAAATCCGTAGCTCAGATGAAGATGTGCAAAAAATCCTATACAATTTATTTTACGATGTATTAAATGTAGAATTTAATTTGTGGCCTTGGATTCGTAATATGTGTAAGTATGGTGATTTCTTCTTAAAATTAGAGATTGCTGAAAAATTTGGTGTATATAATGTAATCCCATACAACGCATTTCATATTGAAAGACAAGACGGATATGATAAAGACCACCCAGCTTCAATCCGATTTAGATTTGATCCTGATGGTATTTCATCCCCTTCAGACTATGGTTATTATAACGTTCCAAACGCTGGAGGTCAAGCAAATTCAATATATTTTGACAATTATGAGATGGCTCATTTCCGTTTATTAACGGATACTAACTTTTTACCTTATGGTAGATCATATTTAGAGCCTGCTCGTAAATTGTTTAAACAATATACTATGATGGAAGATGCGATGTTAATACATCGTATTGTTAGAGCACCTGAAAAACGTATATTCTATATTAACGTTGGAAATATTGCACCTGCTGAAGTAGAAAACTTTATGCAGAAAACAATTTCCAAAATGAAACGTACTCCATACATTGATCAACAAACAGGTGATTATAACTTGAAGTACAATATGCAAAACCTACTTGAAGATTTTTATATTCCTGTTCGAGGTAATGACCAAGCAACTAAAATTGATAATTTAAGTGGTTTACAGTGGGATGGTATTCAAGACGTTGAGTACTTAAGAGACAAATTATTTGCTGCTCTTAAGGTACCTAAAGCATTTATGGGGTATGAAAAAGACTTAACAGGTAAAGCTACATTAGCTGCTGAAGATATCCGATTTGCACGCACCATTGAACGACTTCAACGCATTGTTATTTCAGAATTAACTAAAATAGCATTGGTTCACTTATATGCTCAAGGTTATAAAGATGAAAGCATGACCAATTTTGAATTGTCATTAACTACACCTTCAATCATTTACGATCAAGAAAGAGTAGCTTTAATGAAAGAAAAAGTAGACCTTGCTAACCAGATGATGGAAAATAAATTAATGCCTACGGATTGGATTTATGAAAATCTATTTCATTTAAGTGAAGATCAATATGATGAATACAGGGATTTAATTGTTCAAGATGCAAAACGTAAATTCCGTATGGCTCAAATTGAAAACGAAGGTAATGATCCATTAGAAACAGGTAAATCTTATGGTACACCACATGATTTAGCTTCTTTATATGGTAGAGGAAGATATGAAAACGGTGATGTTCCTGTTGGGTATGATGAAGAAAAAGAGTTAGGTCGCCCTGAAGAAAAAGTAACTGATAAAAATACTCAAGACAATGCCTTTGGAAAAGATAGAATTGGAGCAGTTGGTATGAAAGTTGATGGAGATGAATCAGATTCAATCAAACCTAAATTCCAAGGTGGTTCTCCTTTAGCACTTGAAACCAAAGTTAAACGAAATAAAAATGCATATCAATTCAATAATATTAAAAATCACACCAAACAAATAATATTTGAATCAGATATTAGAGGAAACTCACTATTAGATGAATCACAAATACGAGAGTAATAAATTTTCATATATTTATAAATAAACAAATTAAACTGGAATGCAGATAAAACATTCAAAGTATAAGAATACTGGGATTCTTTTTGAACTTTTAGTTCGTCAAATCACTTCCGACATCCTAGACGGAAAGGAGTCACCAGCTAAAGATATACTTAAAAAATATTTCGTTAAAACGGAATTAGGTCGTGAGTATAAGTTATATGAAACTCTTTTGAAAAAAACTTCATTAACTGAGGCAAAAGCTAACATTGTCATTAGTACTTTGACTGAATCTTCTAAAACATTAAATAGGGGAGTTATTAAAAGGCAAAAATATAATTTAATTAGTGAAATTCAAAAACATTATGATTTAAATAAATTTTTTAATCATAAACTTCCTAATTATAAAGTATTTGCTGCTTTTTATACTTTATTAGAAATTACAAATGTATCTAATAATATAAACCCTGAACAAACTATCAATAATAAGGTTACTATTTTAGAACATTTAACGGCAGCACAGATTGTCCCTAACAAAGTTCAAGATGATGTAATGGAAGAATTTGAAAAAGCTGATAAAGATGTTCGTTTGTTAGCTTATCGTTCTCTCTTAGAAAACTTTAACACTAAATATGATGATTTAAATTCTAACCAAAAAATCATCCTTAAAGAATTCATTACCTCTATAGACAATACAACACGTTTAAGAGAATTCTACACAGATAAAATTAACGAAATCAAATCAGAATTAACTTCTTTAAATAAAAACGTAAAAAACCAAGTTACTCAAATCAAAATCAACGAAATTATCTCTTTGATTACTCCCCCATCAAAGAACTCTCGTATAACAGATAATGATCTAGTTGATTTGTTGCAGTATTATGATTCTCGTATAACAGATAATGATCTAGTTGATTTGTTGCAGTATTATGATTTAATCAATGAATTAGAAACTGTAAATGGATAAGCTTAAAGAAATAATTAGAAAAAAACTTAAAGAAATGTCCGCTACAAACGTAGGGGGCGCTTCTTTTTCCGCTGGTCAAGGAGAAGGCTATGCTACTCCTGCTGCTTTTGCTTCTAAAACCAATTCTAAAGGAACTAAAAATATTTATTATTATAAATTAGGATTTAAACCTGTTCCTAACATTAAACCAAAATCTTACGACAAGAAAAAATTGTGGGAAGATGAACCGTTAAACGAAGTAAATGAATTTCAAAAGAAACGTTTAGAAGGTTTAGATGAAATTGAAAAATTAATGAACGAAATTACCCCATTAGTTTCAAATGCAAAAAATGAAACTATTGAATTATATAGTGGAAATGCAGGTTCATACGATATAACACAACCCATTGAAATGGTATTAAGTTACCTCAGAGAGGTAAAACAACTTTTAACAGAAAAATAAATGAAAAAGACACTACAAGATCAGTATTTGTTGATTAAAGAAGGTAAAGGACATAAAGGTGTTTTCCTTACTGAAGCTAAACGTCAATTTCCAAATATAGTACGTAATGCTGCTACATTTGATGAAGCTGTAGCTTCATTAAAAACCAAAAGCATTATCTCAGAAAATGTAATAGGCTTAACTACAGTTGCAGGGTATGAACCTAGAAAAAAAGAATCATACGAAACGGCATTTGAATCATTTTTAGCTGAAGCTAAGAAAAAAGAAAACGAAGACGAAAAGGTAAAAGCTGAAGAGAAAAAAGTATCTAAACCTGTTGAAAAAGACCTTTCTCATAATTTTGACAACACAGACGAAAAAAATCCTGATAATATGATCTTTGGTCAAATTATGATGGGTTACTATGCTGAAATGAAAGATCCTAAAAATTCTGAAAAAACTATGGAAGAATTAAAGGATATGGTATTTAAAAACTTAGCAAAAGATCCAATTTACTATACTAAACATGCTCAATTCGGAGTTAAAGATTTAGGATACACTGATGAAGCTCCTGCTTTAGGTGAACCAAAAGAAGTTAAAGGTAAATTCAAATCATCTGGATACGGCGATTTAAATGAAAATATTGAAAAATTTAAATCTGATGTTAAAGCTGAATTTGAAAAAAAACCTACAACCTCTGGTAGATCACCTGAAGAACTTAAAGCTATCATAGACAAACAACGTAAAGATAGAGAGGAAAAAATACGTAAAGTAGTTCGTGAGATGATTGATGCTGAATTAGAAGAAGCATATCAATTAGTTAATATTCGTCCTCAAGTAAGTGATAAAGATAGAGAAGAAAGAGATCCACAAGATTTCTTTACTATATATTTAAAACAATCAACCGAAGACTTATTAAAGAAAAATCAACACCTAAGAGTCTTAACAGAACCTAAAAACCCAGAGGTAATTAAAGGAGTTGCTATTCGTTCTAGATTTATAGCTCCACAAAATTTAAAAAAATTACCATATGATATTAACCCAATGTTTATTAACTTTTTAAATACTGCTAATAACATTGGAGGTGAGGTTTCTTTACCTACAAGAGAAGGAGTTATGGATAAATACATTCTTCTTAACAATGTAAATGTAGGTAGAGATGGAAGACTTTCTTTTAGAATGCCAAATCCAAAAGCAACACCAAAAATGGAAGGTTTAATGGAAAGTGTTGAAAAAGACCTTGCTCAAATCAACAAAGAAGCTGAACATGAAGTTTTACAATCTAAAATGGAAAAAATTCAATCTTTAATTGATAAGAAACAATCACAACTTTCTAAACTTGACGAAGATGAGGATATGAAAAGCCTTACCGACGATAAAAAAGTTAAAGAAATTTCAAAAGATATTAAAGCTCTAGAAAAAGCAAAAGCTAAACTAGAAAAATTAATGGGTAAAGTTAAAGTTAAAGGTAAGAAAAAAGAAGTGATTGATGAAATGGATACTGCTGAAGAAGCTGTAGAAGATATTGCTCCTGGTTATATTGATGATGCTAATGAAAGATTAAGAGCAGGAGAAGAAATAGATTCAATTCTTAGCAATTACCCAAATTTGTCACTTACCGATAGAAACCATTTAAAAAATTATCTTGAATGGCAACAAGGTTCAGATGTGGGTCAAAGTGAAGAATTAGATGCTTATGAACCATACTAAGATGAACAAACAACTACTTATAGAAACTAGACATTTTAGTCCTAAACCACTTTCATTGCTAGAAGGAATGAAAAGTAATGGAAACGTTTTTGTTGAAGGAATATTAGCTACCGTTGAAGTAAAAAACGGTAATGGTCGTTACTATAAACGTGAGTTGTGGGAGCGTGAAATTGACAATTTCATGCGCAAAATTCAAATGAAATCAACTGAAACATGTGGTGAATTAGATCATCCTGACTCGCAAGTAATTAACCTTAAAAACGCATCACATGCAATGCGTGAAGTGTATTGGAAAGGTGATGAAATATGGGGTAAAGTAGAGATTTTCTCTGATATGGGAGATTTAGGTACTTCATCTGGCCGCATAGCGGGTGCATTAGTTAAAAATGGTTTATTAATTGGTATTTCTTCACGTGGAATGGGCTCATTAAAACAAATGGGTGAAGTAATGGAAGTACAAGACGATTTTGAACTTTTAACTTGGGATCTAGTATCAAACCCATCCAACCCAGACTCATGGATGAAAAATGGAGCATTAAATGAATCACGTTCTACTTATCTTGATTCATATGCTAAAACAAATTCAATTGTTACCGAAATACTATGTGCTAAAGGTACATGTCCGATATTTTAAAATTTGCAAACCGGTGAAAGATTGCCCTCTCTTTTGAGGGCTTTTTTTATCCATGCGACTTTAACAGTTTTGTCATATACATATAACATGAATATACCACCCCTCAATCCTTATGTGGTATCTAATTAATTGAATTCTATTACGTTTTTTAAATAAACGTATTTTCCCAACAAAAAAATAATTTAGGAAAAATGGCAACAAACAGAGCAATGCTCAAAGAAGCAATCGCTGACGCTAAAGCTGTTAAAGAAACTGCTATAGCAAATGCAAAAGCAGCTCTCGAAGAAGCCTTCACACCTCAACTTAAATCAATGCTTTCCTTAAAACTCCAAGAAATGGAAATAGAAGAAGAAGAACTTGAAGAAGTAGGATTCGGAAAAGGAAGAGCAGAAGGTGATGTTGGATTCAGCTCAATGGGTGAAAAGGCCCTTGACGAAGAAAAAGACATGATGGAAGTTGATTTGGAAGAGCTTTTAGCAGAGCTAAATGAAGAAGAGGAAGAAATGGAAGAAAACCTTTACGAAGCTGAAGAAGGTGAAGAAGACGAAGAGTCTGAAGAATCTGAAGAAGGTGAAGAAGAAGGTGAAC